CATTACGCAGATGAGTGCCGCCACATGACTTACATTCACACTCGTATAGCAATGCACCACTTTTCTCTGTCTTGTCTGATACACCCGTTACCTTGTACGCATCATCTTCATAGCCAATATACTTTGGCGGCTGACCCATTGTAATTCCTTCTCTACGTTCCATATCAGCGCCCCAAGGAATACTTAAATGGCATCTCTGCGAATGCCATGTAGATGTACGTTCTTCCGCTTGCGTTTTGTGATGTATCTGAAGTTCTAACCTTAAATCCATTAGATAAAAAATCACGATGGATACTTGATGCAGTTGCTTCTGCGCCGCTTGAGTTTGGAAATAGGCAAGAATCAACTACGTTATATGTATCTCTTGCGCTATCAACCATTTGCCATTGTTCTGTTGATCCCGTGTCTTTCATTAGCACAAAAGCTGGCCGGAAACCTGTGTAAACAAAAGGCCCGTCAGAAGCGCTTCCGTTTCCGGTGTAGCTCCCAAACTTTGAGAAGCCCTCAACAGACTGAAAACAATACGCTACCCATGTTGCAGAGCTAACGCCGTAGGTTCCAGATGCAAGATATATGCGGTCACCGTTTGATGTTGCTTGAGTACCCATAAAATAGGGGCCGCTTCCGCTAAGTGCGGCAGTGCTGTTAAGTTCAAGATGATAAGCAAAGTTTAGTCCTTGACCGGAAAAACGATGACCAACTTGCCACTCACTTGTGCTGTCTCTGCGCTTGATAACAACCATGTCCAAGGGCGCGGACGACGATAGACCCGTGCCTACATTTGTATTTGTGCCGTCAGTAGTAAACGTAACAATACTAAACCCAGCCTTCTGGTTAGCCGATACAGTAGACGTTATAGTGCCATCGGTGTTGCTTGATGTGCCATTGCCCGCGAGCCAGTTCCATGAGACATGATTATCAGACGCCGTGTTAATGCCGGGATTGTTACCTATGGAAAAACCGTCTGAGTCGAATGACGTTAATGTGGTTGCGTTTGTTGCCTCGGCATTTGTTACATTGGAAGAAAGAAACTTTGTTGTGCCACGAACAGCGTCAAATAGCTGATGACCATATGCGTCACTTCTTGACTTTAGCCATACCCAGTCCGGCTGAAATCCAACACCCGTAATACTCTGAGCCGCCCCCGTGCCGGTGTACAACACAGTATTAAAGTAATCCTCTGGCACATCATCCTGCGCTGGATCAATAGCAGGGTCAGGTAGGTTAGCTGTGCAGAGTGCTAGATAACCGGCTGGTGGAGCATAGTAAAAGTCACCAATGCCGTTAGCGTCTGTGTTGCCTTGTGCTGTCTTGTTGCCAGCGAATGAGGAGTCTTGACCGAAGTTGGCTAAAGATATTCCACCTGTGCTATATAGACTATTAGAAATCCTCCAAGACGTACCTGTATCAACACTAGAAGATGCTACACCTTGAGAAGAACCGTTCTTATAGAACGTAATAATTCCAGAGTCAGCATCCAAAGCAACACCAATAATATCTCCAGACGTATAAGACGCACCATAAGACTCTGCGGTAGCGTTTAGTAACTGTTTCTGCCCGTCTGATCTATACGCATATCCGTTATTTCCAACATAGGTAGCATTTGAGGTGTTTGCTGGAGTAATTCCTATATGTGGATAAGTTCCCCCGACTGCGCTAACAAGAATCTCTGCGTACCATTTTCCAGAACTAATACTGACTGCGGATGATGCCATTTGGTGAACAGATGCAGTACTTGCTGAAAACTTTAAATTCCCTTCTGCATAATTTCCGTTGCCAGCCTCTAAAGGATTCAACGTAGCAAAGTTATTCGTAGGACTATCAGGAACCTGATCCGTAGCCGCTAGGTTGTTAGGTGTCCAGTTGTTACCGTTGCCGCTTGAGTCTGCGCCTAGCGAGCCAGAGTTACCAAAGTCTAAGTAGAAGCCGTTAGTGCCGTAGCTACCCGAGTAACCCTTAGGAATCCATACGTCTGACTTGAACTCACCGAATGATGTAGGGTCTAGTGCTTGACCGTCAATGAAGTTGACTTCGGCTAGGTAGCCGTCAAATAGCGATGAACCATTTCCACGCTGACCTATAAAATGCCCAGTAGTGCTGTTTATTTCATAATCAGTATTTAAGGATGGATAATTAGATGTTGAAAATGATGTGACTTGCTCTCCGTTAACGTATAGTTTAATCCGGTTTGAGCTAGTAGATTCTGTCGTGTCAAAAGCAATAACAATATGATACCAAGCTGATGTATCACGATATACAGCGTTTGTTTCAAGCTCAAAAACTCTAGAGCCACCTATGTCTTGAAAAATACTTATAGTCGTTGGGTTAAGCCGATTAATTAGCTGATTATTGTTGTCTGTGTAGCCACTAAAAAGCTCTTGATAAACAAAATTCCCGCGCTTAACCCAGCCACTCCATGTCCAAGTCTTGCGATTGCCAGCAGACGCAGGTGTCCTACTCAGATACGCCGAGTCATCATCGTTAAAGCGTAGCGACTGGTCTATGTGGTACTCATAGAGCCCCTTATCGTACATCCACTGCGCTGACCCAAAAGAACCGCTCATCCGTTAGGACCTCAAGAGAAGTTCTTCTGGGGTGCGCCGAGCAATATCCTGTCCGACGCAATCACAATGTAGGGAACAATATCCGTGGCGCTGGCATTGGTGGTCAAGACAATACCCTGACCATTAGGAGTCTCGTAATCCGTCCCAATAGATAGCGTCCGACTTCCGGTCGCATCCTGATTGAACACAATAAAACCAGACTGACCTACCGCTTCCGTCGTCGGGTTGGCCAAGGTCACGTTGCCCGCCATGTTGATAATGAAGTTCTGGAAAATGGAAAAATCCAACGTCAACGAACCCGACGCGCTGTTTTGCGTGTTAGTCGTCGCTATCGCCGTCGGCGTGGTAATGCCATTTGTTCCGCTCAGTGAAATAGCCATTAGATAATCACCCACCTTGCGCCAGTTTCGACAGTAACCGTTACGCCAGAGTTAATGGACAAGGGGCCGGTACTCATCGCGTTTTTATCAGAAGAAATTGTGTAGCTCGTGGTCACCGTCTGGTCGTTCTCGTAGAACACGGCATCCCCGCCGCCACCGGATGCCCCACCACCGACCGCGCCCCATGCCGTGCCGTTATAGCCCTCAAAAGAGCCAGAGTCCGTGTTAAACCGGAACATACCCGTAACAGCCGTCGGGCGCTGTGCTTCAGTACCCGTGGGCATTTCAACCGCATCAGTCGAGTTGACATGCAAGCCGCCTACCGTGACAGCGTCCGTGGTCGTCGCGCCGTTGACCGTGATCTCAGCCAGCGTGGCATCCGTCGATATGACGCTACCGGTTATGTTGATGCCCGTGCCACCGGTGTAAACCTGCGCAGAAGAAATCTGGGCAAATGTGATGTCCGTCGTACCAAAGGTAATCGTGCCCTCGGTGTTCATCACATAGGTTTCACCAGCACCCAGCGTACCTTCCTGTACAAAGAAAGCATCGCCCTGACCAAGAGAGTCCGGGTCAGATGGGCCGTAGCTATCTGCGTCAGTCGCTCGGGTCAATACCCAGTTGGTAGAAACAGAACCGGTGTCTGTGACGGTATAAATACCATTCTGCGTAGCATCGGTTTGCTCATAGATCAGCACACGGTCAGCAACCGACAGCGTGACGCCGTCAATTACCAGTGCCGCCTGCGTATCCGCGTTAGTCAGGGTCGCCCCAACACCCGCCGTACCATTATCATAAGTGGCCGTCAGGTTGCCCTCTCTCTCAACCCGAACAGGGTCGTGGTAGTGCAATCCCGCCGCCGCAATAGTATCAACGTACTGCTTTGTAGCCGCCTGCAATCCAGACGCAGGGTCTGCATTCAGGGTGACTGTACCGGAGAATGTCTGGTTGCCCGCGATCTTGTCGTTGGCATCCAAATACACCGCCTGCGTGGCAGGGTTGGTGACGAAGACATCCTTCGTACCCGCTGAGAAATTGACCGCAGAGCCTGCATTTGAACTGGCTAGGACCGTGGTCCGTGTGATGGTATTCCCGGCGCTAGCATAAGTGCCAACGCCTACCTCCCACGCCAGATTGTTGTTGTCTACTATCGCGTAAAAGGTGGTATCACCATCGGACAAGACAGCAGAAAACGCAACAAAGTTAGCCTGCGCACCGGCGAGGGTGATCGCCCCCGTGCCGGTGCTGGTCGTAGTCTCCTTTACACGATCAGCAACAACAAGTGCCATAATTAAGCGATCCTAATAATAGCGTTAGACGCATCCGCAGTTGGGAAGATGATTGTAAAGTCACCTGCACTAGAGGACTTGTCTGAACCAAAGTCCAGTACAACAACACTTTCAGTGGTGCCAGATCCGCCACCAGCAGTCGTGTTGTAGATCAACGCGCCACGGGCCGTAATCGTTGAAGAGCTGAAAGTCAGATCGTCAAAGTCAGTGAAAGCCGTGGTTCCCGAAGTGGTGGGAGTTACATTGGTCAACGTGCCACCGCCCGCGCTGTAACCGGTTCCTGAAACCTCGTCAGTTGCGGTGTAGTCGGTCGTGGATGCGGTAAAGCTGGCATTGTTGTCATACAAAGCCAATTTGAAGGTGTGGCCCGTAGAAGCCGTGAAATCGTGCTGTGCCTGTAAAAGCTCTTGCTTGAACGAGGTGCACATATAGTTACCTGTAAACGCCATATCAAAGTCTCCTGATTGTTTCGGCTAGGTCTTTTTGCCCAGCGTCGAGCAGGGCGTTACACACAGTCGTGCGGTCACTTTGTACCGCCTCTTTCATGTAAAAAATTAGAATGGAGCGAAGATTGTTTCGGAACGCCTGCGCCTGATCCCGTATAACGGGTGGAGCCGTGTCCGAGACACTCATTACTCTATTCAGGCACCGCTCAGCCACTTCCTCTGGGGAAAAGCCGCGATGGTTGGTAGTCTGTACTTCGACTATACCTGCCTGTATTTTACCTGCATCTGCGCTCATTGTTTAGGCCTAATTAGCATGCCAGTACGGTAATCGTCGGTAACTTCCTTGTTCTCCCCGAACTGCTTCATACCTGCCAAGGCCATTTGATACTGCTGGCTGTACAGAGCCAATATGTCTTGTTCGCCCTTCATGAAGGTATACGCCTCCATTAGGCTGCCGTACAACATGGCCATAGGCGCATTTTCACTGAGCCAAGAGGTCCCGCTGTCGCCTAAAGTGGTCAAGCTGGCCGGACGGTAGAAATAGTGCAGTTCTACGGTATATTCTTGGTCTGGAGTAGGCCCAATAAGGAAGTTATCCCGGTCAAAAAACGCGTAATATCGCGGCGCTCCAGTCGAACTAGCGTCTGGCGCAAAGGTTTGGACAAAGTTAACGTCCTTGTAATCCACGAAGATTT